CTAGGTTTAATCTGCCAACGAACGGCTGCCTCATCGGCATCCTTGAATACCATTAGAACCTCCTTTAATTGGTTTGACAGGCAACTCAGTCGAGTCACCCATGAGCATACTAGCAAGGATTGTCAAGACCTGCAACGTCTCCAGTCCAAAGCTGCGGCTTGTGAACAACCCCAGTTCACTACACTTTCCCCTAAAAAAAGGGGCCAACCCTAAAGCTGGCCCATGATGTTTCGATAGATTCTAATCGCGCAATACAGCAAGATTAGGGGAAGAATAATAATGCTGGGGCTGGCCAATACTGGAGACGAGAGCATAGCTAACAATGAAGGGGATGATAGAAAGAATCAGCTGATTAGTTCTCGTCATCTTGTTCCTCGTCATCGTAGATTCCCTCCCATTGATTCTCCCTATCGGTGAAATAATCTTCCAGCCAATCATCCAGCATCTGATCATAGTAAGCATCAAGACCAGGAGTGTAAGACATAGGATTAATTAAGCAGCGGTAACATACTTAGAACCAGTGCCATGTGCTTCCACGTAGATAGACGTCTTAGCACCGTCACACAATGAACAAGTCAGGCACTGAGCCTGGCTATTCTCAGCCGTAGCAGGGCACAGTTTGGCATAATCAGGCTTGACACCCTTGCCCACAACTGTGAACGTTTGCCAACCCCTCTCAGTAGCGGAGAGATAGTCAGCGAACCCATCGCAGGAAGCCTGATAGATTCCCATAAAGGGCGCTGCCCAGTCCTCACGCCATTGATGGGTGTAGCCGGTGTGGCCACTAGCGTACCGGTTGAGAGTAACCACGATGCCCGGATCAATGATAGCCGGATCACCATAGGCGCCCCATCGGATCTTGCGACCTTTCAAGGCCTCAGCCAGTGTTAGATAGCTAGCAACGGGATAGATTCCACGTTGATAGCCCTTCCACACTGCTAGAGGGGCCTGACCCACGTTGACATAGCAAGAACGGGAATTATCCGGCTGTTTACGATGCCCGCATGATCCGCAGATAGATACATCCTCACCCGTAGCAATTGCTTCCACGGGGTTGATATCTTCCCTAAGGATCCACACCTGAGCCATGTTACCTGTCTTACGATTGCTGGTCTTAAGTGTTAAGATAGCAACGTATGGTTTGTGATCAATTGGGGACAATCCCCTGTCGATGATGTAACCTTTGTGTTTTGCCATGATTGTTAGTTTCGGTGGCGTAAGGGTTAATCGTAACATTCAAGAATGAATGCTACAGAAAAGGGACTCTGTTACCTGTCCCTAAGTTGTAGCAATCAGCACAGAACAGAGCGATCAATAGGCTGGTTTGAATCAGCGTTGACCAGATCATAGCCTAGTTCTCCGAGAGTGTCCATTGCCTGAGGCAAGAGAGTCTTAGAGCCCAGTAGGTTAAGCAGCAGGGTTGCTGTTTGGTTGACAGGGTAGGCGCGGTTCTGACCGTAGACAGACTTGATGCGGAATGAAGCGATCATGCCAGCACCTCACAATAGGTGATGAACTCAGAATCAAGTCCGAAGAACTCGCCTAGTTCATCAGTCCTGAGGCTTTCAATCAACAATTCATCTGCTTCTTTCATAATCACTTGATAATCCCCATTTTCAGTCGTGAAATATTCAGTGATGATACCATCCTCCAAATATTCATCGATGGGGCACTCTGGATCCAGTGTGAAGCGCAGATTAATGGTTTCAGTCATGGATAGAAAAAAGCGAGTGAGAAAGGTTGTTCGGCTCGCTTGTGCCCATCATGGACCCTAGGACTGGCAAGGGCAAGGGAATCGGTGGATCTTGTAACATATTGAAATATTCTCAATAAGAGACCTTTATTGAGAGGGGCACAGATTTTATATATAAAACACTAGGGCTAATGCGAATCCGTATCGCCAACCCACCCCGATACTGGGTCACATCACCCCATATCTTGGCCAGTTTGCTTGCGTACCTGTCTTTAAAACAGGTGATCAGCTCAGTGATAGCAAGGCCTTTGCCCCAATTTGCAGCCGATTGGACACAATTTGGACACAACCCACCACCGGGGAGGCCAGGATTCGGGCAGGCGAGGGGGCCATGGGGGGACTGCGGCGCGACGCACAAGCGATAAGGACTTCAGAAATTTGTGTCAAAATTCAACAGGCCTCTCTAAGCCCCCAGAAGGGCCCTCTGAGGAACCGTAGGTGTCAGTGCACCTGCGGGGAGTCAGAGGGGGCTTCCTGAGCCTTCTAGACACCTATGAGACAACTTCCCAAAGATTTGGCATCTCCTGATTCAGGATCTGATACACTTGCTCAGCAATCTGTCGATGTTCCAGCTGTGTCTCCGGTCCACGACGAACCTGAAGATAATGGATCCACGACCTGATTGTTCCCGACATGTAAAGCCTGGTGGGGCTATTCATGGGAAGGATCTTTCTTGCTGTCTCTTTTGCGACTCCTGCTGAGAGCATCTCTTGGTAAAGATGTTCAGTATCTTCGAATAGTGTGCTAATCCTACGATAAAAGCCTTGAGTTTCTTCTGTTGATAGGTCATTAGTACTATTCTGTCTATTGGTTGTGTCTTGTCTACGGAGATGCGGAACATCAAGACCACCTAACCCTTCAACCGTAGAAGCGTAGCGTTGCGAAAACTCTTGAAACGAAAAGGAACGATGACGAAGAATCTGAGCAGAAATGTCACGAGTAGTATTAATCTCCACACAGGCAGAAGCCATTTCAAATGGAGACCAGTGTTGATGTCTGACTAGGTATCGGAGTAGTTTCCCCGTTGTATCCAGCGTCTGCTGACCCTTGGGGTTACTGACCCTAGCACAGTATTCAATTTGATGTTCTGCTGCTGGAGTGATCCAGATAAGTTTAGCGGTGTTAGTCATTACTAGTAGTAGTAATAAGTAGGTGGTAACAGAGTTATTGATACTATTATTGATTTTCTTTTCTATAACAGCTGTATCGTAATAGGTCGGATGCTTCGCATTACTACCTATCGCTATACATTCTTCCTTAGAAACAAGAAAAAGAATATTATTAAGAATATTAATTTTCTTCTTTTATTATTAATATTAATAAAGAAGAAGAATATGTCCCTACATGAGGCTTCGCATCTCATGTTACTACATATGTGTCTTCCTCCCCTTTGTTTGTCGTAACCCCCCGAAGGGGGTCCATCCATACCCGCCTTTCCGGGGGTTTACTGTCGGTGATTAGGCGGGGTTCCGTGGATTCTTTGGAATAGGAGAGACCCCCCTAGGGAGTCCCCCCTAAAACCGCTGTTTCCACGCCCAAGGAGCACCACTTCCCTGGGTAATAATGTGCACCCTCCCGAGATCTCTTGCGCTGGAACGTGTTTGGAGAAATTCACATCCAGGTAAAAATGGCGCCTTCTTCTTGGGTTATTGGGTCAGAAAAATCACTGCCCGCAACAAGAAGATCTGTGGCCAAAGTGGGGGCATTAAGAAACCCATCAACCATGTTGTTCCACCGTTCACGGGACTTACCGATCTCTTGTTCCTTTGCGGAGATGGCAAGGATGTCTTGGAAATACTTCACGCCAAGCGCAAGAGCGTCAACCCTGTCATCATGTTTAACTGCCCCTTTCTCACGACACATCCTAGTCAACTGGTACATGAGCATCCTGGGAAGGCGTTCTTCTGGTGCCATGTCATGGTTTGACTGATAATCCCAAGTGATTAATTTCTCGTCAATGATAAGCCGGTGCTGGTTGAGAACAGGTTCCAAGGTGTCAATAATACGATCCTCTTTGCGGGTTGTGGCGCGTACCTCTTCAAAGTTCATGCCTACCTTCATTTCTTGGGCGTGCTTCTTCATGAGTTCCATCACGGCTCCATCTCCAAAGTTAGACTCAATGAGACACATGCTGGAACCATACCTACGAGCCATCGTCAGGATACCCCTTAGTGTCTTATCTGAATATCCATCTTGGGTAGCAAGAATGTCCCTTATGAAGATAAATCCATTGATCTGCGAGAGTACAACCGCAACCGTTTCATCCTTACCTCGGCCTGAGGGGTCCACACCAACAATAGTCTGCCCGTATTCGACAAATTCCGAAACCGCCTTAGGCCTGTGCCATCTGTCCCCAGGGAGAGCAACAGCAGGAAGGTCAAGCAGAGTCTCTTTATCGGTTCCCCACACCAAGTCGCTCGGACCCTTCTTAGGATCAAGCGGTAATACCATAAAGTCGGAGAGTTTGAGAGGGAATTTAAGGGCATCACTTAGAGAGGTGTCTAGCATGAATTGGAGCATAAAGTTACTCCGACTCATTGATTGTTCCCGTTCAAGTAGGTTGATCTCGGAAAAGCGAGTATCTGTCGGGGTCCAAGCAAGGGTTTGGTGTCCTTCCTTTTCGATATCCGCAACGAGTTGTGGGGCAAGAACATCCTCATATCCAACTAGGGACTTTGGATAGCGGGCAGGCCATACAAAGGGGCGATAATTGCGTTCACGAAGGGTTCGATAAATGGTGAAGGTGGTCTGAGGCGTTCCCAAGAAAACAATCCTAGAATCCGCTTTAGGAGTAAGGACTGATTCACCTTCCGTCACGAGTTGAAGAAGTTTTTCCCTCATCATATCTGTCGCAGAGTTCGCAGGAACTTCCACGTCATCAAAGATAATCAGATCAGCACGAGAACCAGTAAGTTGTCCTGTGATACCAACGCTCTTAACGGATGGTGACTGAGCAGGTCTACAACCAGCAATATCAAAAGACACACGAGACCAACGTTGATCATCATCAACAGGACGCATTCCCGCTAACCATTCAAACTCAAGGATACACTTTTGGGTAAATATTGTGAAGTCATCAGCACGTTGTTTACTTGCCGATACAACAAGAATTTTTTTGTCTTTGTCTTTCCACAACACCCACAACACAAAGGCAGCGGCGATCCACGATTTACCAAGACCCCGAAATGCTTGGATCTGTAAGCGTTTGGGGCCGTTTTGAAGATACCCAGCAATGGCAAGTTGTGCTCTTGTTGGACGAGGTAGGTCTAACGACTTCCATACAAGAGAAAGAAAAAGAGGAAAGGAATCTTGAAGTTGCTCCTCTATGGGCCTAGAAGGTGCTTGTTTTGTGGTCATAAGGGGAATATACCTAAAGTGAGGTTAAGGGGCCCTGTAGGGGCATACAGAGCCCGATTAGAAAGGATTAAGCTATATAGCCACCTTGTTTAAAACGATTTTTACTTTTAGTAGCGGTTGACTTATAGCCTGGAATGGGGCCGAGACCTTCATTGTATTGTGAAGGATCGCCTTTGGCTTTATTAAGTTTAGTGGCATAACCACCAATATTAGGTTCACGGCGAAACACTTCATCCTGAGGCCCTTTAACTTTCCGCTTATATGCAGCTTCAGAAGCAGCTTGATTAACGGTTTGGTATGGTTTCTTTTTTGGGGCCATTTACTTAGCCTTTTTCTTCTTAGCCATACCTGCTTTGCTCATAGCAATAGCGATGGCTTGCTTTTGGGGACGACCTTCGTGCATCATTTTGGAGATGTTAGAAGATACGGCTTTCTTGGACGAACCTTTTTTGAGTGGCATGATTACTTACCGGATTTCTTTTTCTTCATCATCTGTGCCGCAAGCTTTTGGTTATAAGCCAATTCGCCATTAGCAGTAGGACGAGCCTTAAGGGTTTCGTAAGCAACACCCATAGGCGTCAATTTACGAAGAGAAAGAGCGGATGACACTACCCTACCAACACTGGAAGGGACCAATTGAGGGCCACGAGCAGCGGGCTTAGGAGTAGGTTTAGCTGCTTGAGCCGAAAGACGATTGATCTTCGGATACTTAGAGTTACCACCCGTAGCACGGATAGTATTCGTCGTACCAGCGCCCTTAACCGGATTCTTAGGCAGGTTAGGAAGACGTGGAGACTGAGGACGATTGCTGCTGGTTACCGTTTTGGGCTTCATGGGCCCCTGTTGTTTCATGGTTGAAACAGAAGTCGGACGGGGCCTCGGTTGAGACCCACCAGCATTGCCTTTGATTCGTGCCTGCCGGGTAGCAGAAGTGGTAAGACGTTTGTCTTGACGCATGTTAGGCATTACTTTTCACCACGGAGTTTAGTATTATATTTGTTACCCCGCCAGGTGAAAGCTTTAGCACCAGAAGTGCGAGCAGCCTTAAAGGCTTGATCAAATGTCTTCTTGTCAAAAGCTTGAGCAGTTGCTTTGACACTAGGCCCTTGTTTGGGACTAGACTTCATTGCTGCTTTGCTTGCTGCGGTTTTACGACGCAGTTCATCTTTGCTATTGATGCCGGGAAGGCGATCATCAAGAGCACGAGCAGCGGGCTTCAGAGCTTTACCAAGAGCAGTACCTGCCTTACGAGCAAGAGGAGATAGGGCAGCATTAGCAGCTTGCTCAATAGCAGCACCTGCTAGACCACCTTTAAGACTACCGATTGCCCTACCTGCTTGGATATTCCCTTTAGTAGCAAGAGTTTTGCTCATGTTACTCATTGCTGCCTTAGCTCCACGAGCAGCTTGAGCACCAGCTTTAGCGGCAGCACCTTGAGCTTTAAGAGCAGCAGCTTTAACTGGATTCATTTGACCAGCAGGAGGCCTAACAACCTGTGCTCCAGTCCTGGGAAGATTAACACCAGCACGTTGGGAATTAGGAAGTTTAATAGGACCACTAATTCCTTTTTGTCCAGAAGCTTGAGCACGAGCAGCCGATGCTTTAGCTTGAATTTGGCGCATAGCAGGGGTGTTGCTATTCACCATAGGCGTACCCGAAGTACGGGTAGAAGGAGCCCGAAGGGGCTTAAGTGGGCCTTGTTGTGCTCCACGATTACCAACGGAAGTCTGACGCGGTTTGGGTTTGGAAGCGGCAACTTTGTTGCTGCCGCTTGACCTTTCACCACGGCGACGAGAATCAGTTACAGTCGCCATAATTATCAACCTTGGGTAATGGTTGCTACAGTCACGGAGAAGTTAGTACCAGCACCAATCAAGGTACAGGAAAGAACATCACCAACTTGATACCATTGACCGCCACGGTTAAGGGTAGCAACGGTAACAATGCCGCCAGCAACAGTGATGTTAGCAGTAGCACCATAACCAGAGCCACCAGTCAGGGCAACGTTGGTGTAGGTATTGGAAGTGTAACCAGTACCACCAACCAAGCTACCGATGGTAGCCACACAACCAGTTTCCTTACGGGTAGCAGTTCCCGTCACCTTAGCGGTAGGCAGGGTGGAAGGGTTGGTACGAGCGCGACGAGCCACACGGATGGCAGCTTCAGCCACATCAACGGTAGGGTTAGCAGCCACAGTAGTGGAAGCAGTACCGTAAGAAGCAGCAACAGTGGTGGTGGTGTTAGCACCATCAGTCCGCAGAACGGTGGTGTGGTTCTTGTTACGTTGTTGGTTTTCTTCGCGCCGACCAGGGGCGTTAGAAATACCACCGTAGGTAGTGCTATCAGAAGTAGTAGACATTTGTGTTAAGAAATAAAGTACTAGCTAGTTGTCCAGGAAAGGACTTTCGAAAAATTAGAGTGGTCAAAACATTCTTGACCAATCCACCAAGATAACCAATGGTTCGAACCTTTAGCTTGGTTACACTTGAGACAGGCAGGCACCACGTTTGACGTAGTGTCATGACCTCCTTTTGCTTTTGGAATAATATGATCAAGAGTTAGATCATGTTGCGATCCACAATAAGCACACTGGTTATTCCAATGTTCCTTAATTGCGGATCTCCATAGTCTCTTAGCTTCTGCGGAAGTCATGGCCCTCAAAAAGAAAAGGTATTCAGAAGGATCTTTGAGAGGCATTTTGCCTACTACGATGGTTTACTTCTTTTTCTTTGGAAATCCAGCCTTCATATTGGCGTAAGCCTTTGGGGTAATCGTAGACTTACTCTTAGGCCGACTATTACCAGCTGCTTTGCGAGCATTCATGTTCGCGTACAGACCAGGAGGTTTTGCGTTTCCTTTGTTCATTTTTTAGAACTCTTACCGTTGTGGCCATTCCTGGCTCTGTTTTTTGAGGGCGATTCCAGTACCATTCGGCCACTCTTGGTATGAGACAAATCTTTTCCACCTTTACCAGCAATACCTCGTTGACGCCGGGCTGTCCACCGTTCTTCAGAAGCATTCTTTACTGCTGGCTTTTTATTTAGTTTCCTTTGGTATGTTGCCTTCTTAGCAGCTGCCTCAGGATTTGCCGCATAATATTTAGCGGATTTACTTTTGGTTTGCGCCATTGTTAAGATCTTTAAAGAATACTTCATTTTCAAGGCGCTCAATCCTAGTATTGCTTGTACTTACTTTTTCAATAAGTACTTCAACAGAAGAAGCAATATTATGAAGAGTATAAAGATGCCAACTAAAGAGACCAAGGAATGCCATTACAATAGCATTCTTAATCGCAATAGCTGTATCATCTGATGGCCCGTTCGACATCCTCCAACTCCAATTCTAAACTGTTAAAGAGGTTAGCAAGTGGAGAACCAAGTACGGGAATACCTGTAATGTTATTTTTAGCCAGCCAATCTGTGGCTGCCTTAAGGTCTTGCGTTGTAGCAGTGCCTGATTTAATTCGACCAATCAGTTCATTAGTAACGAGTCCGTGGAGTTCGTTAAACTGATCTTCATTTGCTCGTTGTGTCATAAACCTCTACGACCCATGTGTGTAGCTCTACCCAATATCCACTGATTACGATTTGTAAGATGTGGTTTAATAATTGGAATAGTTTGTGTTGTTTGATACCAAAAGAAGTTTCCATTTGACTGAAGAGTCATCACAAATGGAGTAGAAGATGCTTCAAGTCTTCGGGTACTGAAATAATCTATACCTGTTGTTCCTACAAGGTAAGATTGTGGTATGGCAACGATTGGATAATTTTTAACAGAATCAATATTAATTCCAGCAAGAGTAAAAGTACTCAGTGTTGAATTTAATTGAAAATTTCTAACAATATTAGCATCTTTTAATCCAACAAAAAAAGACCCAGTAGTTCCATTTAATGCAAATGAACGTTGTTGATTAATAGATAAACCATTAATCAAAAATGATGTATTTGTATTATTTAAAACTAATTGTTGTGCTAATATATTTGAAATACCTGTCCATGTAAATGGACTTGTTTGGCATAATAATTCAAGTACAACAACTGGAATATAAATTAAATCAGTATTAATTCCATTTAAATTAAAAGATCCAACTGTTGTATTAAGAGCAACAGTTTGACTTAAAATTAAATTATTACCAGTTAAATTAAAAGAACTTACTGTATTATTGAGTAGACTATTTTGCAATAATCCAGTATTAATTCCGCTTAATGTAAAAGTACCAGTTGTACCAACTAACTCTGATGTTCCTCCTTGTAAAGCAAGAACAATATAAGTATCTGTTGTTGAAGCAGTTTTAGTTAGTGTACTTGTTCCTGTATTTCCAGCCGTACTTTTGATACCAGTACTAACAACAAATCCACCACCATCACCATTAATAGTTCCTGCTTCAGCTACTTCTGTTAAAGAAGTAAGATTTGAATTAACAGGAACTCCAAAATGAGTTGTACTAGCAGAGTCATCTGGTCTGCCTACAATCATTGTGATTAAAGTATCACTAATTGTAGTAGTTAATGCTGGTACAGTAGCAGTAGTTGAAGCTGTTGTTTTTGTTCCAGTTGTTACAACATTCCAAGGATTACCTGTTGTGATACATCCACGAAATGTAACTATTCTAGCTAAAATATGGGAATTGGTAGCACCTGTTGCTGCTGATCCTTCAGCAGATGAAGCTGCTCTTTTCCACCATACATATAATTTAGATCCAGCAGATGTTGCTACATCAACAACAGGTATACCTGGAAGAGCATCCCAACCAGTTGGAGGAGTAAGTGATGGATCAGAACCTGCTGTTTCAATAATAAGCAAGCCTATATCATTAGCAACATGGGTAGGCCATGGAACATTAATATTTGCTCCAAAACTACTGAAAGCAGTTCCTACAGCCTGTGAAGTAGGTGCCATTAATCAGTCCTCCATTCCCAACTAATGACTTCTGCATCTACTAGCCAATTATTAGAATCATGTGCTACACCCTGCCACCATTTGCCATCATTCCAATAAGCAAGCATGACAGTAGTATCAGCAAGTGTAACACATACGTCAATTCCAATAGGTGGGTAATCCATATACCCTCCTATCAAGTAATAGTCAAAACACCATTAGCATCATCAAAGTTTAGCAGAAGACTTTCTCCATCACCAAGAGTAATGGAAGAACCATAATCATACCAACCAATTAATTCACCATTGGTAGCTGTTGCATTATAAAGAACAACATACCTAAAAGGACCGGTAGACCCACCAGTAGAAGTAAGGGTTTTATCAGTAATAGTAAGTTTGTAGACACCACTAGTTTGTGCGCTACCACTTACTGTCAATGCACGACTATTAAGATTTGTGTAACTAATTTGGGTGATATTAGCCAAAATAGTATTGGTAGCTACTGGAGCACTATTTGTAAGAGCAACAGTAAGGGTATCAGAACCAAGGTTATGAACCTTTTCCGCAATAGCTTCAGTAAAACTATAAAATTTATTAAATGCTGAAGTTGCCATGATTATTGAAGAAGTTCAGAAATATAAAGGTTACCAGCAGCTGAACCTTGAATAGCGGCAATATTAGCATTAAAAGGAACAGCAATAGTAATACGTTGGTTTGCAAGAAGAATATGTGAAGTTGTTGTTGCAGTTTGAGCACCAACACCAACAGTAAAGTGAACGTGAGTACCTGCGGTAGTCACAAGAGAAACAAACCGGCAAGTTGAAGTCAATGCAATGTTAGCACTTGTTGCACCAACAGCTAAAATACGTGATGTTCCAAGTTCAAGATTAAATGTTGCTTCACTAGACGTAAATGTTCCGGTAGTTGTAGTTCCACCAGTAGTAATAGATGCCATCAGTCGTGATCCTTCATTAATTTAATAAGTTTCTGAGCATAAATAGGATCAGTAGCATAACCCTCTTGCTTAAGCAAACGAGCACATTCTTCCCTATTTTTAGCCCGATTGACTCCTTTATATCCTTTATAATCCTTATACCATTGCATAATAAGATATGCAACACAGTCATAAGGTGTAGCAAAGTCTTTAAAGGATGCTTTAATCATTACTGGACCCTTACCATAGTCTTCCCAGGTACTTTTAATGGTTCCAGTTCCTTTAATACCGAAGAAATTATTTTTACCAGAGGTAGCAGTACCATAAGCAGACTCAAGAGCCCATTGAGCAGCTACTACTTCTGGAAATTTAGCGCCAGCCGCTTTGGCAGCGCCTTCAATTCCTTCCCAAGTGTTGGGAAACGTTGTCATTTGAGTGCGTCTTTGATCTTTTTAAGGGTATCGTCTTCCTTACGAGTCAGTTTTAGAAAAGAAACAAAGCTAAGAGCCACTTGAACGAGGCTATTAGACTTGAGTTTACTCATACCAACTGCTTCAGAACCCAAAAATAGGCTTAGATAAGCAAGAGATTCGTAAGAAATTTTAATTCCAAGAAAAGTAAGCATTGGTTTAACGGCCTTGACCGCGTGAAAGTTTTTTATTACCTTTTGGAAGGCTATGCTGACCTTGACCTTGACGAGATTTTTTAGGTGGCCCTGGAACGTGGATCACCTTTGTCATTGATTTAGGTTTGGCCATTAGTGATTAACTTTTTTGTTTATGTCCGAAATCTGGTCTTGGTAGTGTTGGATGCGTCCATTCAGCAATATAGGGGCCGTTGCCATCACTGTCATCACGCAAAACAATATGGATAGGAGGAACAAAATCCTTACTAGTTAATTCTGGATAAAGAGCAATAATTTGCTCATGTAGAGTATTTTCCATGATCAAATGCTCCTTACGAAGTGGGCGGTAATAAAGGCTCCAGTTTGCACCGTCTTGCTGGCACTGGCGCCGAAGTCATACTGATAGAAATAACCTTCAAGATAATCGGTTGTGCCATTCATGTATACCAAGTCGGTGTGCAAAACGGCCAGTTCTCCGTTAGTTCCACCTGTTCCACCATCTTGCATTGAACTAAACAGAGACCCGCTCTTGTAGATCTGAGCAATAAACACCAAATTGCTGCTGCCTGTTGCAATCACTCCCTTCATAGTGACAGAGTAGAAGCCCTTGACCGTTGGCGTGAAGCGATAGGTGCCGGTGTTGTAGCAAGCGCTCGGATCGTATCCGGCATCGACAGTCGAAAATGCCCATTTAGTTGCAACGTTGTGTGCTAGAGACAATGCACTGTTGCGATACGCACGGATTGAAGGGGCTAGGTGATAGTCAGTACTTGTGATCTTGGTGGCATTAGTAAAACTCTGGATCATTCCACTATTGATGGAAGAGATGTTCGAGCTAGCAACTGTTAGACCCCATTGGTTAGTGCCAGAACCACCACTCGCGTTAATACGAATGCGCGTGTTATTGTCATCGGTTACCCAAGTACAACCTCCGTTATCTTTGATGAAAATAAAATCATTGGGGTACGAATAAACGCTATTGTTGACAACTTTGACATTTGTGCAATCGCTTAATTCGATGTGCGGGCGGCCTGCAAGATTTTGATCGCAATAGAACAGCAGACCGTCAACAATAAGATTGTTAACTTTATTTGCTCGGATCAGCGGTTTGTCTTGGTTAGCATACCCAGATGTCAATCTGCCACCACGGAAGCAGATGTTGTAAATATCGTTCTGAGTTGTGCTGGTGCCAGTAATATCAATAAACGTTGATTGCAGTACGTTATGTTCACAACCAATGTTATAAAAATGAATGTCTGTAATTGGACCAGCACTGGATAACGTAATTGCTGGCGGACTTGGTACAACAGTACTTGCTGTCTCAACGTAAATGCCATCAAATACGATGTCTTGTGTTTGTCCTTCAATCTTCAGCGCCTGAGTGTTTTTAGGGACTAGCCAAAGATTACGAAATCTTGAATACAGCAGCGAATAACTAGTGGCTGGATCGGTATCGTTGTTTTGATCAATTAAGATACAGCCACCTATTCCTTCAATGGTTAGTCCATCAAAATAACTGACGTTAACACCAGTAAGATGCAAACCCCACTGGCCATTAACGCCATTTGAGATGCGAATATTCTTAATAAAACTGTAGTGACTCTTCCATCTAAGGGTTGTGCCTGCAAGAGCGTTGCAATCAAATCCGATCTGAACAACACCACAACCATTGGTCAGGCGAGCAACTCGTAGCAACTCTGATGTACCGCTGAGTTTCTTGATAATTGATTTCCAGGGCCCGTCACCAATAATGCACTGACCATTGGTAGCAATTGTGTGACCACCTGTGGTTGCGTAAATGCCTTGAGGAAAGTAAACAGTTTTTCCGGTGGCTAAGGCCGAGTTGATTGCTGCTGTATCATTAGTTATACCATCTCCAATAGCTCCAAAGTCCTTGACGTTGATTACGTCTTTAAGTTTGGAATCAACCGTCCGCGCAACAGCACCTGTACCACTTTGGATAAAGGATAATTTACTACTTTCAATGGCAGCAGTTGCATTTACATCAGTGTTGACAATTGCCCCATCAGCGATTTTTGAACTGGTAATTGTTCCATCAGGAATCTGACCAGCAACAGCATTGGCTACATTATTGCTAGTTTCTTGAGCAAGATAAAGAACTTGATCAAAATTGTCATTAAGATCAGCTGCTTTTATGGATGATCCTGGAAAGAAAGTATTTAAAATACTAGCTTCATCTGTACTACGCTTAAGAAGAACTGTAGTTCCAGCACCAGGAGCCGAAACAAATTCAATCGTTGTAGCATTGGCAAATGTGTATTGAGTTGTAATAGTCTGAAGAGTGCCATTAAGATAGACATCTACATCAGCAGTTTCTAGATATGGAAATGTAATAGAAAACAGTTTATTAGAACCGTTCCCCGTGTATGTATTAGAGGTAGTTGCCATTACTTGGGATTACCAAAGTTAATAATTTCATCGTAAACCTGACGGCTTCCGGTGGTGTCAGTCGTGCCAAACTCACGCGGTTGATTCAAATTATAATTACCTTGCTCACGTTGATACTTGGCTTTACGAATATCTTGACTGGCTTGACCGAAGCCAAGTTCAGCATTCATTTCAAGTTGAGCAAAGGCCCGTTGCTTGGCAGAGTCCCAGATTTCCTGAACAGCATCTGCTGATCGTGGACGAACCTGAACAATGTCACTCATCTTACCAAGGTCTCGGTTCTTCCAGTTATCAAGATCCTCTTTAACCCAGGAAAGCTTACGCAGATCATCAAGTTCCTTACGAAGACCATTCTTGAACATAGCTTCACGAATAAACTCCTTTTGCTCAGCATTAAGCGGTTGTCCATTAGGAGCTTTTTCAAGAGTATCCTTCCACGCAAATTCAACATCCATAAGAAACTTAGCCACTGGATCTTTATTTTCAGGGCTAACTTCAAAGGGAATATTAGCATTCCACAAGCCTCCCATCGCATTTTTGAT